GAGCAAAGATAAAATGGTTACAAGATAAAATAGAAAAAGAAGAAGATGAATACAAAGCTACTAAATATAAAATAGATTTAGATGAAGCTATCTTTGGTAAAGCATCTATGGAAAAAGTTGCAAGACATAGAATGCGTGAGATTAAGATGTGGTCCAAACTAAAAAAAGAATTTAACGATGGTTCGTTTAATGACAAGGATGTTAATCAGCACCAGTTAGAATCTTATGGGTTACAATATCATGAAAAAGCAAAGGCATTAAATAATAACTCATCAGAGGCTGAAATATTTAATGTTATGGGTCAATTACAATCACTACAAAGAATTAAAAAATCTGGTGAATTAGAAAGTAGCTATAAAGAGATGGAAAAAATAACAAACGATGGAAAACAAAAATCGTAAATTATTTTTTTTAATTGCACTACCTAGATCTGGAAATACTTTGTTTGCAAGTATTATGAATCAAAATCCAAAGATAGCCTGCACAGCTAATTCTTTAACACTAGAGATAATGAAAAATTTATATTTGTTAAAAAAAACAGATGTGTTTCAACTTTTTCCTGACCACAAATCTTTAGATAATATATTAGATAATGTGTATAATTTATATTACAAAGACTGGCCACAACAAATAATTATTGATCGTGGTCCTGTTACACTTACAGGTAACCCTGGAAATTTTGAACTTATGAAAAAACATTTTAAATATGAATTTAAATGTATCGTTCTGCTTAGAGATTTAACAGATGTCTTAGCTAGTTATATGAAATGGTATAAAGAAAACCCAGATTCTTTTGTAAATAAATTAGGAACAACTGATGAAGAAAAATTATTATCTTTGATGACTGAAGATGGCGCAATTGTAAAAGAAATTAGAGCTATTAAAAATGCATTTAAATATCCTAAAATGTGTCATTTTATTAAATACGATGACATGGTAGCAGATCCAGAAAAAACATTTATTCAATTATATAAATTTTTAGATGAACCTTATTATCCCCATCAATTTCAAAACTTGAAACAAATTAATATAAATGATATAGAGTACGACGATACAGTATTAGGAAAGAATATGCATAAAATAAGAACAGTTGTTAAAAAACAAATTAATAATTATGTCGTACCAGAAAGTATTAAAAGAAAATATGAACACATTAAAATTTGATTTTGTATTTTTAGGCCAATCAGTTTTAAAATATCAAGTGCCACTAGATATTTTTATGACTATTAATCATATTTATGATGTAAATAAAAACAGATTAGATAAAGCAAACGGACAATTAGTAGGTAAAATAGAAGATGAACACTCGCTATTTTATCATGGTGCTGATCAATCAAAAATGAAAAACCATAATAAATTACCTAGAACAGTTACAGGTTATTTTATGGAAATGTTTGAACATTACTTAGCATTTAATAAAATAAAAGATTATGATTTACATCTTAATTCTATCTGGGTTAACGAAATGAAACAACACGAATATAATCCTGCACATATTCACAGAGGTATGTTGTTTACAGGTTTATCTAGTGTTATGATTTTAAAATTACCATCAACATATGGTAGAGAATATTCTGCAGGCCACGTACAACAGAATGGAAGATTACAAATACTAGGTGCAGCTAATGGTCAGTTTGCAAAAATAGATTATCAGCCGCCCATGGATCTTAGAGACTTTTATATTTTTCCATACGATATGAGACATTGCGTATATCCATTTAATGGAACTACTGAAGTGAGACGAACTCTTGCTGCAAACTGTGATGTACAATTTGATCCAATAAAAAATAGAGGTGCAGCATGATACCAACAGAACCACGTTGGAAATCTTATTTAGTAGAAACTACTCAACCTATTTTTACACCTGAACAATGTCAGATGATAATTAATGCAGGAAGATCAGAACCTAAGAACACTGCATCAGTTGGAAATGAACGAGGTAGTGAGGGGGGTATAATAGATACTAAAACACGAACCTCACATATAAGTTGGATACCATTTAAAAAAATGACAAAAATGTATAAAACTCTTGAAAAAGTAATGAAACAAACAAATGGTAATCATTTTGGTTTTGATGGTATGCAAATTACAGAGATGGCACAATACACAGAATATCCAGAAGGCGGGTTTTATGATTGGCATACGGATAATGATGTTAATTGTCAGAACGAACCGCCAGTTAGAAAAATATCTATGACCTGTTTATTATCACCTGAACATGAATTTGAAGGTGGTGATTTAGAATTAATGAAAGAGGGTAAAGCTGTAAAATTAAAACAAGGACATGCAATATTTTTTGCATCATTTGTTAGACACAGGGTTGCACCTGTAACACGTGGTAATAGAAAGTCTTTAGTAATGTGGTTTGGAGGCACACCATTTAAATGATTAAGGCAGCATACTTTCCAACTATTATATATGCTAAAGATGTTAATCTAGATAATAGATTATTTGAACGAGAGGTTGTTGAATGGTCTAAAAAAGATGGAGGTATAAATAGAACTAATGTAAATGGTTGGCATAGTCAAACAAACATGCATGAGATACCTGTATTTAAACCTTTAGTAGACGAATTATTCATAATGCAAGAACAAATATTTACAGAAGAATGGTTAGAAGGTGGAGCAACTATGGGAAATATGTGGGCAAATATAAATCCACCAGGTGGATATAACATGCCTCACGTCCATCCAAATAGTCATTTTAGTGGAGTGTATTATATTAAAGCACCAAAAGATTCAGGTAATATTGTTTTTAACGAACCAAAAACAGGGGCTCATATGGTGATGCCTAGAAGAAAAGAAGGTAAACCACCATCACATTTATGGAAAGAAGTTCATGTGGACCCATTAGAGGGTAGAATAATAATGTTTCCATCTTGGTTATGGCATTGTGTTAAACCAAATAAAAGTAATGATATAAGAATATCTGTATCATTTAATTTTTTACAGAAAGGATTTAATGTTTAAATACCAAGTTATAAAAAAGGCAGTATCTTTTGAACTAGCTAATTTTATATTTAATTATTTTTTATTAAAACGAGATGCTGTTGAGTTTATGTATAAACATAATATCATATATGATAATGGTATGTTTGGCACTTGGACAGATCAACAGGTTCCTAATACATATTCTCATTATTCAGATATGGTCATGGAAACATTACTAATGAAAGTATTACCTAGAATGCAAAAAGAAACAGGTCTACAATTAATTCCAACTTATTCATATGCAAGATTGTATAAAACAGGTGATATTTTAAAACGACATAAAGATAGACCTAGTTGTGAGATATCCACTACAATAAATCTTGGTGGAGCTCCCTGGCCTATATTTATCGATGGTACGGGGTCTGACAACGTCATAGATGAGCGTAAGAACATACATAAGCCCGATGCACCCAAAGGTACAAAAGTCTTGCTTGAAGTAGGTGATATGCTAGTATATAGTGGCTGTGAACTCGAACATTGGCGAGAGCCGTTTGAGGGCGACATTTGCGGTCAGGTATTTCTACATTATAATCATGTAAATGGCCCATTTGCTAATAAAAACATGTTTGATGGACGACCAAAGCTAGGTCTACCATCATTTGTAAAATAGTATTATAATGGAGTCATATGTTACAAAAAATAGGGTTTCTACCTGGAATTAATAAACAAATTACAGAGACCACAGCTGAGGGTCAATGGGTAGATTGTGATAATGTTAGATTTAGATATGGTTCACCTGAAAAAATAGGTGGTTGGAAACAGCTTGGTGATGATAAACTAACAGGGGCTGGAAGAGGCCTTCATCATTTTGTAAATAGTAAAGCTAGAAAATACGCAATCATTGGAACAAATAGAATTTTATATGCATACTCAGGTGGTGTGTTTTATGATATACATCCAATTAAATCTACAAACACTCTTACAAGTGCATTTACTACTACTAACGGATCATCAACTGTTACTATAACTTTTTCTAGTCCTCACAATATTGGAGAACAAGATATTGTATTGTTGGATAATTTTAGTTCTATTACTAATTCTAATTTTGCAGCATCTGATTTTGATGATAAAAAATTCATGGTAACTACTGTGCCAACAAGCACAACTATCACAGTTACAATGCCATCAAATGAATCAGGATCTGGTGCAACGACATCAGGAGGTATTAGAGTACAACATTATTATCCTGTAGGACCAGCAGTACAGGCAAGAGGTTTTGGTTGGTCACTTGGAACTTGGGGTGGTGAGGTAATAGGAGAACCTGCTACTACACTAACTAACGGTATTAACAGTTCTGTAACCACAGGAATTATATTAGGCGACGTATCACAGTTTCCAGATAGTGGTACAAACTTTATTAAAATAGATAACGAAGAAATACACAGGCATATCTGGTAGTGAACTTACAGGTGTTACAAGGGGTGTGAGAGGAACCACTGCTGCAGCTCATAGTGGTGGAGCAACAGTCACAAGCACAACAAACTTTGTAGCATGGGGAGAAGCTGCATCTGGTGACTTAGTATTAGAACCTGGTATGTGGTCTTTAGATAATTTTGGTGACAAAGCAATTTGTCTTATACATGACAGCGCTGTATTTGAATGGAATTCTGCTGCATCAAATGCAGAGAATACAAGAGCAACAATTATATCAGGTGCACCAACTGCATCAAGACATATGATAGTATCCACACCGGATCGTCACTTAGTATTCTTTGGAACAGAGACAACCATTGGAGATACTACAACACAAGACGATATGTTTATAAGATTTTCAGACCAAGAGGATATAAATACATACACACCTACAGCAACTAATACAGCTGGTACACAAAGACTAGCTGACGGGTCACAAATTAGAGGAGCTATCAGAGGTAGAGATGCAATTTATGTTTGGACTGATACAGCATTATTTACACAACGTTTTGTTGGAGCTCCGTTTACTTTTGCTTTTGCACAGGTTGGAACTAACTGTGGACTAGCAGGACAAAATGCGTGTGTTGAAGTAGATGGTGCTGCGTATTGGATGTCAGAAAATGGTTTCTTTAGATACGCTGGTAAACTAGAATCACTACCATGTCTTGTAGAAGATTTTGTTTATGATAATATAAATCTAGCATCTGGTAATCAGATGGTATCAGCAGGATTAAATAATCTATTTGGTGAAGTAACTTGGTTTTATCCAACAACAGGATCGTCTGTTGTAAACAGAATGGTAACATATAATTATTTTGACTCAACATCAAAAAGACCCGTATGGACGATAGGGTCATTAGCTAGAACTATGTGGGAGGATTCTGCAGTATTTGGTAAGCCTCATGCATTAGAGTATAGTGCAGGCGTTGATTCATCTTTTGATGTTGTGGGTAATACTGAAGGATCTACTATATATTATGAACATGAAACAGGAACCGATCAAGTTCAAGGTGGTACTACTACTGCTATTGTTGCAAACATAGAATCAGGAGACTTTGATATTACTCAAAGAGTTCTAAGAGGTTCTACTACAAGTATGCCAGATCTTAGAGGAGATGGTGAATTTATAATGAAGATAAGAAGATTTATACCAGACTTTATATCACAGACTGGTAATACACAGGTCACATTATTATTAAGAAATTATCCTAACGATAGCAGAGCTAGTTCATCTTTGGGTCCTTTTACTGTGTCATCATCTACACAGAAAGTAGACACACGTGCAAGAGCCAGAGCTATTGCGTTAAAAGTAGCAAACACAGCCGCTAGTCAAAGTTGGAAACTTGGAACTTTTAGATTAGATATACAACCAGACGGGAGAAGATAATGCCATTAAATACAAAAGGTAAAAAGATAATGAAGTCTATGAAAAAACAATATGGTAAAAAACGTGGTGAGCAAGTTTTTTATGCATCATTAAATAAGAAAAAAATTAAAGGAGTTAAAAAAAAATAATGGCAAAGATAGTACAAGTATTAACAAGACCAAGTGAAGAGTATGATCTGCCAACAGCAGAGGCACAGGTTAGAGATCTTGATGCGATTGTAGAAAAACTTAATTCTACGTTTCAAGAAGAATTAAAACAGGAGATAGAAGCATTTAACTTCTTTATAAATTAATGGCTAATAGTTTTAAAAATAAAAAAGTAGATCTAACAACAACTGATCTTACAACATTATATACAGTGCCATCGGCAACAACTACTGTAATAAAATCATTGCTAGTATCAGAGGACGCCGGATCAGGGAGCACAATAACCATTACATTAGTAAATTCTAGTGGTGCTATATTTAATCTATTTAAGGATAAAGCCATAGCATCTAAAGCAACAACAGAACTTTTAACTCAACCTCTTGTAATGGAGGAAAGTGAGGTACTAAAAGTACAGGCTGCTGACGCGAATGAGCTGCACGTCATAGCCTCAATATTAGAAATACAGCCAAGAGAGGTAACAGCATAGTGAAAGATATACCAGTAATAAAGCCAA